TTTGGAGTCGTAACGCTAGTCCAAGAAAACCAAGGAAGCAAACACGGTTTAATTTTACTAGTGCAAGAACCCAAAGCAAATTTTAAAGAAGCCTTGGCGAAAGAAAAAACATTGCAAGCACTGCACAGCGAGAACGAACGCCTTGGGTTGTATAAGGATGCTTATGCACAGCCAGAGCAAGAACCTAGTGGTCACTTTCTAGATTTTGCATACTCCGACAGCATTGCTTATGTCCATGTGTACGATCAATTTAGAAAAGGACAACAGTTCTACAAAGCCTCACCACAGCGCACATGGGTAGGGCTGACAGAACAACAACGCAATGACATTGAAAATGATTTTGAGGTTTTCATTAGCATTCATGTTTTTGATGCCATTGAAGCCAAACTCAAGGATAAAAATTCTTGATTGTAAAAATACGGACGTTTTACGGTAAGCAACGGGGTCTAAGAGGTGACCGCCAGACTCAGGTAGATGAGGGAGTTGCTTGGTTATGCCAAAAGTGTGGACAGGTGATCTCGCATGAACACCTGATCCATAAACACTTTTGCAAGACTCAGATTAAGCCTGTAGTCCATTCAAGTACTGAGTCTTCCCCGCAACCTTGACAGCAGTCAACTCTTGCATTTTGAGATTAGATGGGTCATACGATACATGAACCCATCCACTATCGGGTATACCCTGTGTGTAAAACTCTAAAATCAGTTGAGTGTAATCACAGTTATCCATGATCCACTGTGCAAGGTCAGCATTAGCAATACCAGCTATCTCAATGTCAGCAGCTTGACCCTTGCAATGGTCTGATGTTTTAGAGCCACCAACAGCCGCATTAGACTCTGGAGAGCGATAACCTGAGTTCACGGTAACAGACTTGCCGAAATGCTCTCTAACAGGCTGTAGGACGTTCTCACACAATGCTTTGAGGTTCTCAATGGTTGCTTCATCAGGCGTGTTGTCCAGACCCAAGCGAGTGGCGGTGTCTGACTTTGTCAGTTCTTTCAGGGTGAAGTTGGCAGATAGATTCATTTCATGTTCCTTAAGGTTTCGTAGGATTGGATACAGGTGTTGAGTTTTCGGATGGCGGCATCTCCGTCAACTGCGATCTGGAGAAGATCGGTAGCGACATCAGTCGATCCACTAAGTTCGGTTCGTGCTTCTCCGCTGTCACTTCCAGAGGCAGAGGCGGCAGTTGTGGAGGGGCATACGGTGCTACTTTGGGTTGGGATTGACAGGCGCAAATTGCCAGTGGCAATATCAGCCCGTAACTTAGTTTCTTTAGACTTTGCAACATTTTGGGACTTCCTTAAAGTATCTGCATAAGTGTTGGCAACCTTTGCCATGTTCTGCTCAGTTTCCCGTGCCTTGGAATTCAAGGCAGCAATTTCAACTTGCTGGCGCACATTCTCGTCATGCTTACCCTTGGCAAAACCACCAGCAAAGGATGACCCAATTGCTATGAGAATGCCAAGTAGCACCCAAGGATTGAACAGACTCATGGCTTAGGCGGCTCATCATTGTCAACAACTTCAGCCTTTGATGTTGCAGTAGCTATTGCTTTGACACCAGAACGACCAGCAACACCACCAAGAACACCCGTGATAAACACCATGATGGTATTGATCTGCTGCGTGTAAATCTTGTCAATTGCTGCCATGCCTGACATTGGCTGAGTTACAAATGAGACTGAATACAGAAACATTGCCACTGATCCAAGAAGAATCAGGGTCAAAGAAAAGATTACGATTGCCCAAATTCTGACTTCAATTTCGTCAGAAGTCATGCGAGTATTTTTGTTCATCACGATTGTTGGCATTACTTTTTCTCCTGTTCGGGTTTAACGAGTTGTTCTGGACAAGTGGCTGTAGCAGTACAAATAGGGGGTTTGCAGTCAGGATTAGACCAGTTCTTAGGGTCTTGGCAAGCGTACCTAAAACGGTCTTCACAGCCTGTCAACAAGACTAGCGTTATTAAGAAGAATAATTTCATTTATCTTTTTCCCTTTCCTTTTGCTCAATTTTCTGTCTTAACCGTTCGACCTTCTCGACCTGAGCCTTGGCCTCATTCTTAGTCTCCAAGATGTCAAGATAAAGAAATCCCATCAGTGGCAACAACAAGGCAATCAATACGCAACACGCTATCCAAGCCACTATGTCTTCCTCCACTGACTTACGAACAGTAACCACATCCAGAGGTAAAGGAGGAATATAGAAGTCGCTACTAGGTACGCCATTTTTAGCTGGAAGTTTCTTTCTTCCTCCTTGCGTTGCCATAGTTCTTGCCTCTTTATTGCCTCTTGCTTTAACCTTGCCTGAGTTTGCTCCTCTTCAATTTTCTCTCTCATGCTGTTAACTGAACTGTACAAAGCACCCATCTCCGGAGGGGCAGAATATACGAGGCATTCACGAATTTGAACAACCAATCTTTCCATTTCTTGAGCTGCCATCACTCTCTTTAAGGCCGCTTCCATGTGGTTCTGGTCAGGATCGTAGATTGTCAGACTTTTTTCTTCTTCCTCTCTAATATGTGCCGCTAACTGCTCCTGAATCTTAAAGAATTCTGTGAGGGAATTTACGATATCTATTTTGACTTGAGTCTCATTAACATCGATATAACCTGATTTCTTAGCCTTAGCCACAGACTTTGCAACTTGAGGCTTTGGTTTAGCACCAAAGAGTTTACTGAATTTACTCCAAAATCCAGTAACTTCCTTATATACCTCAACGACTTGCTCACCAGTTTGCTTGATTTGGACAAACTGCTCCCGCACTGATTTATACAAATCAACAGATTGTTGAATTTTTGAAACCAGACCAGCCGCCATGAGGCATAACGTGATTGGATCAATTTCAGTCTCCTATTGTTTAGGTGTCAGGAACTGCTGCAATGATGTTGTTGCTGGTGCAGTTAATAGACCGCCTGAAGTTCTTGCAAATGTATTCCCAAGGGTTTGCAATCTTTTCTGTAGGATTGCCATACCACTTTGATCTTTCAAAGCATTTAAAACTAATGCAGGGTCTTCAGACACCAAGACTTTAGCAACCTGTTGCTTTTGTTCTGGAGTCAGATTAGGTGCATTCTTTTGAACAATCTTTGATGCCACTCGCAATGTAGTAAAAGCATCTCCAGAGAATACAGCACCAATTTCTTGCGGTGAAATGTTCATCCCAATGTTTTTAGATTCCATCAAAGTCTGTGCAGTTGGTGAACCACCAAGAACAGTACCAGACGCTTTTTGAGATTGAGCAGCAACCCGTGCTAACTTCAAAATATCATCTACCTTGTCTTGAGGGTAAATAATCCTAAGAATCTGACCCTCTTTAGACTCAATGTTTTCTAGATTTGCCATCATGGATGTTCTACCACCCATACTCATTTTGTTGCGTATTTGAGCCATGATGCCAGCACGATACGCTGAAACAGCCTCTGGACTTGCTGACATTAACTTTTCAAAGTCAATTTGTACTTGGTCTGGATTCTTAGCAAATGCATTTTTACCTTCATTAAATGACTTTGTAGTTAACTTGTCACTTGCAGCTTGTGCTCTTGCTTCTCCAACAGCAGGAGCAGCCTTATCAATCAAACCTCTCAGCTTTTCTTCATAAGGCTGAAGTTCTTTGGCAATGTCACCCTCTCCAGCAGTGTTGTATTTTCTATTTATATCAGCTTTAAGACCACGCCTTGCAATCTCCATATCTTTGATGGTAGGAGGTCTGATAAATGTGACTTCTCCATCAGCACTCATTGTAAAAAATGGCTTTGTCTTTAATTGTGCTTGAGATAATTTATTGATTAACTCATAAGCACTTGGAGATCGTTGCATTGCATCTGTCAAGGAATTCAGCATATCCTCAGTGATGACACCACCTTCTGAATATGCCTTTGAATAAAGGTCATTCCTAGCAGTAGTTCTCTCAACCTCAGATTGTGCAAATTTCTTCAGAACATTAGGCTCTGTTCCAGCATTCAACTCCGCTGCCATTTGTTCAATTGTCTTTTGACGTAACGCCACGGGTCTTGTAGTCAACGACTCTCTGATAGTCCTAGACGCATCACCACCGCCAGAATAATACGATCTAACAATGCCTAAAATATTGGGATTCTCAGCAAGGATTTCACCACCAGCAATCTTTTGCACAATTTGATCTGGATCAAGTCCAGTTTGTTGCTGAATTCGTTGAATTTCAGTCTCAACAATCTTTGCACCTCTATCACCAAACTTGCGCCTTGTGAAATCCATCATTGGATCAAGGATAGTACCGCCAACCAGTTTCATACCACCAACAACAGCAGGGGCAACAAGACCACCTGTTACAGCACCTGTAGTTCCACCAACCAAACGACTAAAAGCATCACCTTCAGCACCACCAGCACCAGTTAAACCGCCTTGAATAGCACCAACACCCGCAACCCTTGCTAGGGTAGGTAGTAATGTTCTAACCACTACAGGAGTTGCAGCACCACCAGTTAACCAAGATGCAGCTAATGCCATTGGTATACCAGCACTAAGTTCAATTGCGCCAGATTCAACAGGACGAGACTTCTCGTAGTCCTTAATCTTGCCCCTAATGTCTGTTAATGCCGTATCGTAATTCTCACCACTTAACGACCTTAGATATGCTTCTGCCTCATCAGCAAACTTGAAACTTGTACCTTGCAGTGCAACCCTCAACCGTTGAGTGTCAGGCTCTGCCTGTTTGCCCATGATTGTGGGTGAATACTGATTCAGAGTAGCTTCAAACTGATCTATCTGCTCTTCTGTATATCCAGCCGCCTTTGCTGCTTCACGATCAACTGTTTTCTTTACTGCAATTGGGTCTGCCATGATTTATTTTCCAATTCTTGTATTAAGTTATTGTACAAAAGCATCCAATGGAAGCAGCCCTTGATATGGGTCTAAGATGTCACTTTCATCACCACCCAATGCGTTGTTTTTCTTAATGTATTGTTTGCGATAAACACCTAATTGAGATTGCTTACTCTTGACAATTTCAGTTGCTATTTTCAATAAATCCTTGCGTTGTTGAGGAGTAAAAGTACCACCCTCCAATACGCCTTGAACAAGCAACTTAAATTTATCTGCAATTTTTGGATTACCCAAAATAGACTGTTTATCATTTGCTTGGACAGCACCACTTGGGTCATACATTTTTGCGATGTTATATAAGAGTGCTCCATCAGCACTTGCATTTCCAGTACCCGCCATTGATACCGATGATTGAACTTGTTTAAATCTAGCTGCAACTTCAACATCACCGCCAGACTTCAGGAATCCTTCCCATTTGCCCATGACATCAAGACTTGCTTTAGCCGCAGCAGTCTTATCGTTTAAGTCAACCTGAACCTTTGGTGCTTTCTTAATTGCATCTTCTTCAACCAACTTACTGACAACAGCACGTTGTGGTTGATCTAGATCATAATAATTCTTACCGAATTTATCCAATGAAATTCTTTCGGTATCACTACCAACAGACGGCCTTGGCTCTGGCTTTTCAGGCTTCATTAGTCGAGTTATTTCTTCTTCTGCATCTTTATACTCAACGCTATCAGGAGACAACATACGCATCTTCTGCTTGAGTTCGTTGATGCGGTCAGAGACTTGCAAAGGTACGCCAATTGCAGCTTTACGTTCTCTATTGATTTGTGCAATCTTCACTTGAGAACTGAGGGCATTATCAGCAATCTTCATTGCTAATTCAGGAGCAGCTTGTGCATATTTTCTAGCAACTCGAAGTTGTTGAGCAGGGTCACTAGGGTCTAATTCACGCAAGATTTGCTGTTGCAAACCAATCATCTGCAACTGTGGGTCTTTTGCACCCAAAGCACCACCAATAGCACCACCCAACTGTTGACCACCCATATACAGGCTGTATTGAGCTTGTTGCATAGGATCAAGTCGTGCATACTGCATTGCCTGTGCTTGCATTGCTTCATTTTGCTTTTGTTGATACAAAGCACGTTGCATTGCATCTACTTCAGGAAACATTCCTAAGACACTTGTTGGTGCTGCTAATGCTGCTGGTGCTGGCATTGCAACTTGTTTAGCAGAAACAACTGGTGCAGTAGGTAAATTAGAACTAGGCTCATTGTTAACACTCATCTGATCTACTGCTAGTACAGGATTTCCTTCTTGTTGTTTTATATAATCGGCTTGTGATAAAGCAGTTCTAAGTGGATCACGAGGCGTATTAACATACGGGTTTGTTGGCAAGCCTATGTAACGTGAGTTTATATTTGCGTTAAAAGCAGAATTTTCTGGTGATTCATATTTATTTGCATATAGATTTTCATAATCTTGTAAGCGTTGAAAATCCAACTGTTGTTGAATTTGTTCTGAAGTCATTTGAACAGGCACTCCTCCAGATAACCCACTGTAGTCACCAAAACTAAGTTGTCCAAATAACCCACTACCACCATATGATTGATTTGCCATGATTTTTTCCTTAATTATTCCCAAACATAAGGTTGAGATTGACCGGGCATTACAGGGCCAACTTGTAGTCCACTAAGAGTGTTTTTTGGTTGACGATTCTGTAAATAGTTTGAAACACCTTGACCAAATTGCTGATTGTTTGCAAGACCACTCAGAGCAGTAGCAAATGGGTTATAGGCATTGGCTTGTTGTTGAGTAGCCGCAGCACCCATTCCACCTATAAGTAAATCTCTACCAGCATTAGCACCATAAGCAGCCGCTTGACCACCTAATCCAGCACCCAATGTCAAAGGTTGTTGTCCTATCTGCTCAATTGCCTGTCCACCACCCAAATAGGTAGTAAACGGGTTCAATGCACCGACTTGACCAGATTGATATTGACCCATTAATTGAGAACCGCTACCAAACAATCCAGCACCAAACGCAACATTCTGTTGACCAGCCTGTTGAGCATTAGCAGCCAACTGAGCATCTTGTTGTGCCATAGCGTTGTAGTACGCTTCCATCTCAGGAGAAGCAGCACCAAAACCAGCCGCACCGCTAGGACGAGCAGAAGTAGCACCAACAGATAAACCACCACGACCCTGCTGATACAACTGGTTCTGCAATTGAGCCATTGATCGTTCACGGCTAGGAGCAAGCAAGTCCTGTTGCTGTGCCATGTACTTAGCTGCAACTTCTTGAGGAGACTGTGCAAGATACTGCTGACCTAAGCCAAACAGTCCTTGTGCGCCTTGCTGAAGCGGAGCGTACTGTTGCTGCGCTTGTTCAGCCTGAGTCAATGCACCGCCTGTAAGAGCCTGTAGACGGTTCTGATAGGCTTGTAATTCAGGACTGACGTTGTAGCCAGCACCAATTAGATTGCCTTGTTTATCAGTCTGAAAGTTAGATGATCCATAACGAGTAGTTATGCCAACAGGACGAAATCTTGCCGCATCTGCTGCAATTCGTGCTGCCTCAAGTTGGGCATTGGCTGAAGTACGAGCCGCACTTCTTGCGGCATCCCCCTGCATTGCACCACCTAACAGTGATGCTCCTCCCATTACTAATGCTGCTGAAAATGGCATATCAAATTTCCTTTGCGACTGCTACATGAGTAGCATTAAAACCAAATTTTTTATAAAACACTTCTAATGATTCTTTAAGGTTATAGCTTGCAATCAACCTTTTACAACCATTTTCCTTTGCAATCTTCTCAACTAAGTCAAACATTTCCTTGCCAATCCCTTGCTTTCTATACTCAGGCTTTAAAAAGAACATATCAACTTGACACCAAGTTTCATCATAATATGGACTCTTAAACAACCCGTAGAAAACATAACCAACTGATTGGTCATCATCTTTGGCAATTACAACCCTCAAATTGTCTAAATAAACAGTATTGAAAATGGGTTTTTTGTCATTAAAACAAACCCAATGTTCAAGACTTAAATCATCAAAGTTTTCAATGTCAGACAATTTACCGTCAACTACAGTGACAGTAGATTGCTCATCATCAGAAAAATTATGAATGATTTCAGGATTGTTCATTTGTTTGTTGTTGTTGTTGCGCCGCTACTGCCGCATCATGCACTGCCTGTTCTTCAGCGGTGTACTCAACTTGAGTGGTTACGCCTGTTTCGCAATTAACTTCGATTCTGTGTGTCATGGTTTAGCCTTCATATATGATGTTGATTGTTCCAGCGTCAAAGGTATCAGTGCCGTTGACGGTGGTGATGCGAACACGGTCAAGTGTGCCTGAGAGTGTTTTTGAACCTCCGCTAACTCTAACTTCATAAGATGCCGTTCCACCAATAGATGATGATATTACCCATACATTTGAACCAATTGTTGATAAAGTAATAATTCCGTGCGTAACAGTAGCAGCAGCTGTGCTAGCAATAAGAAATGCGGTTGATGAATAAACTGTAACTCCTCCTGCAGACATACTTCCTGCATAACTAGAACTATCAATGCCACTAGAAGTTCCTAATTGAATTTGAACTGTAGATGTCCCGCTTGTGCTTACGCCCGTAAACATCACAGTGATACGCTTCACCCATGATGGGATAGAAGTAAAGTCAATGCTTGTACCACTGGTAGATGCAACAGCAGTGCCAGAGGTAATTACTGGAGTTGGTTGAGGAACAATTGCACCACCCATTCCAGCAATATTAGATGGTGCTGTAGCGTATGCGCCAGCAGTTGCTTGTGTTGACTCAACGTATCCAACAATCCTAAATGGAACAGAAGTTCTTGCAGTAGTTGAGTAAATTACTGTTCCACTATCTGCTGTACCAGTTCCACCTTCAGCAGTTGTACTAATCAAAACACGTTCATCTAACAAACCATAAGCGTTTGCATTCACAACAGCTAATTCAACTGTTCCAGCGTTGTCTATAGCCAAAACAGCTAATTTAGCTAATATTCCGCTTGCTGCGCCAAGCGTAGAACCATTGGAAACAGTCATTGAAATAGCCGCAGTGACGTTTCTTGTTGTTGTTGCCCCTGAAGATACAGTAGATGATCTGAAATCTAATGAGCAGGGATTTAATCCCAATGTCAATATATTTGTAGCAACAGTTGCAGTTATTGTTGGAATTTGCTTATAAGGTATGTTTGAACTACTTTCAAAGGCAAACGACCAACTTGCAGCAGTTGTCCCTGTAATGAGAATACAAGTACATCTAACAGCAGCACCAGCAGGAATCAATGTTATTGTGTTTAAACCACTTGATTGAACAGTTAAAACTCCAGTTGAGTTATTTACAATCAAATAACTAAGTCCAAGCACAAGAGTGCTAGTAACAGGCAAAACAACTGTTTGAG